GTAACGTCTGCTTCTAGGTCGTCTGTAGCGTCTCCGCCCATAGCGTCCATGTCGCCTTCATCTTCATCGTCTGCTTCTACAGCAACTTCTTCAAATTCTTCATCAACTTTTTCATCATCTTTGTCTTCGTCTGATGCTTCGTCAACTTTGTCTTCTTCTGAATCCTCATCCTTAGATGCTTCGTCTACCGCTTCATCTTCATCTTTTTTAGATGCTTCTTCAACGTCTTCATCTTTCATTTCTTCTTCGATAAGGTTTTCGTAAATTTCTCTTGATTTTGTTACCACATATTCGTGGAACAGTTCTTCTGCTTTCGCAGAATCATCATTGACCAAATGCTCTAACATTTGTTCTAGTGTAGATTTGTCTGCCATTGATATTCTCCTTTATTGATATATAAGGCTGTTTCGTTATGTATTTACATTTTACTTATAAAAACCGGGTTAAATGGTAGTATTTTGACTCATTTTGTTCTGATATATAGTGCCCTCGAACGTATTCTCGAAGTCTTGGAACGTAATGTGCTTTAAATTACCGTGTTGTGGCCCTAATTTATCCGGTATAAATGCTCCGGGTTCTATCACTCTAGTGAATCTTACGTCTGAAAATTCCTTGATTACACGCTCCGTTTGGCTTAACCAATTGCCAAAAAACGTTGCAGAATCAGTGGTTTTCTTGTAATTGAACGTGTCAGCATAGATATTATTGAACTTTCCTTTGTGGCCTTGATAGTCAAATCCCATTATATAAATGTCCTTGTGACCATTTGAAGCCGCAAACCATAGTGCTGTTGGCCCGCTTGACCACCCCTTGTGTGGAGTGAAAAGATTGATGTGTGCTTTAGTCTTTATGCCTTTGTTAGGATTGGTCCAAAGTGTGCCTTTCTTATGGTATTCTGCTTCTATTAGCTCGTTAACCATTTTAACATCCACTGCTACCAAATAGTGTGGATCGTATTCTCTATAGATTGCGTTACAGGCATACACCGTTCCTCTTTCGTGGATCTTTGAAAGATTAACCGCTAGTCTGCTCATGCCATTTCCTAGCACGAACGCTACTTTTGAATGAACTTTTTTAACTTGCTTCTGCATCAACTGGTGTCGCATACATTTGTCTAATAAACTCAAGTTCTGATTGCTTTTCAGCCTCATGAGCTTCTGCTTGCAGTCTCAGTTGATTAATCTGGCGGAGTGTTAGTTTGATCTTCCTAGTGTCGTCAAAATCCAATACGGATTGATCCTTGCTGTTATCGTATCTGCGATCAACTGCAAAATCATTATTGTCATCATTAAAATATAAAAATTCTCTAAGAAGCATACTACTATTTATGACTACTGCGGAGTTTCTTCGCCGGTAGCCTCTCCTCCTGCCGGTTGCTCAGCCTGTGCTGCCATGCCTTCTGGTGCTTCTGCTGTTTGTGCAGCAGCATCCGCTGCTATACCGCCTGGCGTGATACCTGCGCTTCTTAGTTCGCCTGCGGCATCTGCTGGTGGTGTTAGTGTAGCAGCATTTTCTTCTCTCCACAGTCTTTCGTTTTCTGCAATCTCTTCTTGGCTAAGTCCAAGATATCTCTTCATGGCAAAGCGTTTGGACAGATGTGGAACTTGCTGTACAACTTGATAGATATTTGCTCTAGTTGTGTCAAGTTCTGCCTGTCTGTATGCAGCAAAGTTTTGTGGTGGATTGAATTTTAATTCAAATAGGCTAGGATCAATATTGTAACCGTTTGAGTCTAACCATAGTTTAAATTCTTGATCAAATGATTCAACAATGTTACTCTGCAATCTTTCGCAGTACTTGTTGAATCTCAGTTCCTGAATGTATGCTGTTCCAACCTTGCCGTCGGATACCGTGTTAGCCTGCTCGTCAATTGATGTAGGCAAATAAGATGCCGGAATTCTCAAAGCACGGAATAATTTGTTTGTAAAGTATTTTAGATCGGTAATCTCGCCTAGGTTAGTACCACCTGGCAGCGTTTCAACTTTTGATCCTCTACCTTCTGCTGTTTGTGGAAAGAAGTAGTCCTCGTTGGTTGAAAGTGGATTGTATGAAGCATCAATAATACTTGTTCCCCCACCTGTTGAACTAGGAATACGTCTCTGTTGAATTTCATTCTTGACCCTTTCAACAAAACTCATTGCCATGTGTGCAGGCATATTACCCACATCAACATAAAATATTCTTCTTTCCGGAGCACGCTGAATTCTGTAAATTATGATAGCGTCTTCCAATAATTCTTTCTGTTTATAAACCTTGAATACACTTTCCAACAGTGAATTACCAAATGGGAAATTGTTATCTAACCCTTCTGACAAAGAAATGTGCATGATGTGTTTTGCATCCACAGTTATTTCATTTGCCGCATTATGAAATCTTGTTCCTGGAGTTTGTGCTGCGCTTCCAACCATGCCTCTACCAAAGCCTCCGCCGCTGGTATATGATGATGTTCCGCTTGGTGCAGTATTTGTAGTTCCGTGCGGTGTTGTTGCTACAAGTTCCTTAAAGTTAAAGTTAATGTCCTTTATAACATACTGCTCGGGAATCTTTCCTTCGGATTCGTTAACAATAATTTTGGAGACCTTTGCTTGATCCACATATAATAATTTCTTAGTTTCCGGATCGCGGATGAAAAAACAATCACCATACTTGAATGTGTTCCTTACAATTCTAAAAATTCTATTTTCAAACTGCTGTGTCTTGGTCCATTTTTGTAATGCTTCTTTCAACAGTTTAGTTTCTGTATTGGTAGGACCTTGTCTAAAAAACATGTGGAAAGGAGTTGCGTTTTCCTTGTCCTTGCCTGTGCAAAATTCTGCAAGAATATCCAATGCAGCATTTACTTCCGAATCCATGTCCATGGTATCGTACTGCATGTATCTTTCTATTCTGTTTGGAGCACCAGCATATACATCTGGTAGATATGATGAGTAATTTGAACGTGCTGGTCCTGGTCTCCCACCGCCACTAATAGGGCTCATAGATCCTGATTGATTTTGAACATTAACGGGTGTAAAATATTTTTTCCAGCTCATCTATATTCCTATACGTTCTTTAACAAATTACCAACACCAGCCAAGTCTTGGATCGAACGGTTCGTTCGATTTTGGACTGCTAATTGTTGATTAGTAAGTCTTACCAGTTGTACCACGTTATTATTTAACTCTATAAATATGTTTCCTTCTTCAGAAGTGGTTTGGTTAGAAGCAGTTTTGGTGCCGCCTCCACCCGTTTGGGTTTCATTACCCTGAGCGTCCGTAGTTGCAGTTTTATCGGCAGTTTCTCCAGGTTTGGTAATTGTGGTTTGGACACTTGAAGTCGAAGGTGCTGCCGATTTGGTTTTATCTTTTGGAGAAATTATTGAACTATTAGCAGCCTTTAATTCCTGCCCCAGGGTTTGAAGCGTGTTGCTGTAATCTTTTTCTTTTGGAAGATTATCCATGAAAGTTTTGGCAGTCTTGCTTTTGGCATCAATCACTTCTTGTTCTTGTTTGCTAACCTTTTTGTATCCAACCGCAGTTTTGGTTGTGATACCATTCATCTGGTTCTTAAGTTTAAGATCCATCTGTTTTAGTTTGTATTCTTCTACGGTTAGTCCTTGTTGTTCCGCCTTGGTCGCGGTTTCTTCCTTTTCTTCGGATCTCTGTTTTTTCCTTTCCTCTTTTCTCTGATCTCTTGCCAGTTTCCTGTCATCCAATTCCTTGTACTCTTCATCAAGTTGTTTTCTCTTGATTTCCGCTTCTTCGTCACTAAGGCCACCTAGCCAACCGGGTAACGAACTTTGAATCTTAAAGAACAGTTCCTTCAATGGCATCATTAGATATCTATAGAAGAAGTCTCCCATGCCTTGGAGAACATCACCAACGGAAAATCCTGCATCATACAATTTTTTAAATGCCCATATGAGTCCTGCAACCGCTGCACCAATTGCTATGAATGGTGCTGCCGCTACTAATAGAGGTGACACAAGTGCCCATGCAGCGCCAGCCGCAGCAAACAATCCGCCAGATGCTAACCAAGTTGCCGCAGTCTTGGCAAACATTGCAATCTTGTAGGCTGCAAATGCTCCCATTGTTCCTGCCAGAACCGGTATAAGCACATCATTTAGATATCCGCCTACGCCTTCAAATATTGGTGCAACATAGGTATTGATGAGTCCTCCGAGATATTCGAAGACCGGCATCACATAGGTTTGAATCATTTCTCCCAAGAACTGGAATACTGGTTTGACATAGGTGTCAATCCAAAGAGCCAGAGTGAGGAATGCCGGATATACAACATTGGTTATCAATCCGGACACTGCGCTCATAGCCGTCTGGAATGCACCTATGAGGAAATTTCCTACCTGTGTAACACCAAATGCAAATACTTGGAATATAGGCACAATATTTTCTAACAGGAATGTACCCACGGTTCTAAATGCATTCATTAGTAGATCAATTAATCCTGTGTTAGCCAATGCTAGTTGGAATTGGTTACTAAAGTTAGCAAGTTCTGCCTTTGCCAATTGCATCTGCTCGTTCATACCATCAGTTTCAGCAGCAGCCTGATCCTGTGCCTGTCTAGCCTTTAATACACCATCCGTCTGAATCTTGTTACCTGCAACAACACCTTGCATTGACTGTGCATACTCATCATTACCAATGATTGCCTGTCTGTTAGATGCTATAAATTTTTGTGTTTCGCTTTTGGTTGTGTTTAGAGCACCTTGGATAATGTTATCCCCAACCCTTTCATCCTTTAATAGTTTTTGTCTGATACCTAGAATCTGATTCATTGTTCCGCCAAGTGCATGCGCCTGTTTCTGGTTTGCTTCCATTGTAAGCGTACCTGACATAACAGCATCCTTAACAAAACCTTGTAGTTCTGCAGGATAGGATTGTATCAATAGTTGTAATTCTTTTTGTGACTTCTCACTTAATTGGCTAGCAAATGCCTGATACTTGATATCCTGCATTAACTGTTTTCTTTCTTCTTCTTTTTCTTTTCTAGTCTGTCCAGTGATTTTAGCCAGCATGTCCATTTCTTTTAGATAGGACTTAGAACCTTCTACTAGCTCTCTGTTGGACATGTTTTCATTACGACCAAGAATACGTAAGTTTGTAGCGTATGCTGCGATACCTTCATTTAGATCAGAAGTAGAATATCCTAATCCATATAGATCACTTGCATTGGATCGTAATGCTTTTGATAGTGCGCCAAATCTCTTTGCACCGTCTGCCGTGGTTCCACCCAGTGCAACCATTGCTTCGCCGTTGCTGGAAATAAAGCTCGCAAACTGATCAAGAGTCTGTCCGGCTTCTCCTGCTGCACGAGTCATTTGCACAACACTACCGTTGAAACTTGCGCCGCTGCCCGATGCTTTAACAAACGCATCAGATACTGCTGTTGCCGCTGACGCAGCAGCACCAAGCATGGGTCCTATTATAGGAATACCATTAAATATTCGTGCTGCAGATTCAACCGAATCCCCAACATTGGCAAAATTACTTAGGGTTTCTACCACAGTGTCGGATAACTTGCTGAAACTT